CGATTCGATGGCAAGGATAAGGGGGGGCGCGACAGCAGGCGCGGCGGGCGCGGCGGGCGCGACAGTACCGGCAACGGTGACGGCGGGGGCGGCGGTGGCTCCCAGCCCAGCCCCCGCAGGGGCGGCGGCTCCGGACAGGGTAACAGGCATCCCTGCCTTGACCACCTCAGATCCGGTAATCTTGGCGGGGATGGCCTGAAAGTCCTTGGACGCAAGGATTTCCACCGTACCGCCTACGCTGGTGGTTTCAATTTTCATTGGTGCTCTCAACTCCTTTACAACATAAATTTCTTCATCGTGTCACTTCCCGCCGACATTGCTGCGGTTCTCTGCCTGGCCCTGTTCCGAGCCCATGTCACATTGTCTGGCTCACCGCTCTCTCCACCTGCCCCGCTGGGCTTGGGATCGCTCCTGATCAACTCTGCCCTGAGTTGTTTTTCATGGATTTCACTTGCTTTCTGCTGGTTCTGAAACACCTTGTCCATATCTCCAGCGGCCATCGCTTTTGCAGTCTCCTCGGCAAGATTCTCGTCGAAGCCGTGCATAGCCAGATACTTGGCCTTGTAGATTGACTCGGTACGCTCTCGCTGGAGCTTTTCATTGTCCGCCTGAAGCACAGCCAATTTGGACTCCATCTCTTCCCACCTGGCCTTTTGTTCAGCAGCAGCGGCTTCATCGCCAGTCATCTTCCCTTTGAGCTGTTTCTTTAGGTCGGCCGCCTCAGTAGCATACTTGTCCGCCGTGGCCTTGGAGACATATTGTGTCATGTCTACCCGCTCGGGGATATCCAGCTTCAAAAGGGCCTCGACCTTTTGCTCGGGCGTAAGGGCGTCAAACCCCTCAATGGTGGTGGTGTCGATGTTTGCCATAACAACTTCTCCTTTGCGTTTTTTGTGGGCTTCTCTGCCCCGTGTTGCGCTTGATTACCCTGGCATCTCCGCCAGCTTGCGAAACTTTTACCGCCCCTTCTCTGGGGCCTATCAAAGCGGAAAACCGCATAGATACGAAAAAAGAGCCATCAACTGTTTCCAAATGGAAACGGTTAATGGCTCTTGGCTCAAAGGCTCTTGGCTCTATGTATTCAGTTTATAATTCCTTGCCGCAAACAGGGCAAAACCGAATTGGAATAGATACTTCCTGAACACACGGCTCGTAAGTATCCGAGACAGCAGTAATATCTAATGTCTTTGGTCCGACCCAAATATCAATCCCTGAGCAACCTTCTTCGGTTTTCCTTGAAAGCGTATTTCTGCTATCGTGAAGTGCGGTTTCTCCTTCGCAGTATTTACACATCACACATTTACCTCAATGTCATGCTTACACGCCTTGCAGCGGAAGGGCATATGCTCAATGCGGGTATCATCCCGCAGAGGGAAAAGCGGCTTGTGGCAGTGGGGGCATTGATACCAAGTCCCCGCACGTTCTCCCCGATCAAGCACTGATTCTTCGGCTCTGATGGTCTTTTTATCCACCAAATGTCACCGCCCTGCCCAAAAACTTCACATCCTCCAGTTTTACGCTGGTGAAGGAGTGGGTGACATTCTTCTCGCTGTCGTAGATGGAGAGGTCAAATGGGAGCATACTGAATTTTGCACCAATAGGAACATCAGCCCTGATCCTTGACACGCGCTCCAGCTTTACAAGCTCCCCGGTGAATCCGTTGTAGGTTACTTGCATGGTGGTGTCCTCCTTCTGTTCAATAATGATGGGCCATTGGTGGCAGCAGTTGCCACAAATATAAGTATCTGGCTCACCTGAATCTCCAACTATTGCATTGATACGAAATACGGTTCCTTTCCCACAATACGGACAAGCCATATATTATCTTTCACTCCTTTACCGCCACCAACCAGCACCTACAATTTAGATGAGGCTTTGGCGGCACCTTGTCGATGTCGTACACCTTCCCGTCACGTGGTCCACAGGTTTCGCATACTTTCTCATCGCGCTCAGTTACCCAGCACACTTTCTTCACCCCGGCGTCCCGGAACGCTTTCAAGGTTGCCTCGTCGGTGATACGATCCAGCTCGTGGCCAGTGAAGCGGCTCCAAAGCGACAACCCCCGCCGAAATTCTTTTGCCTTGCTGGATGAAGCGATAACACCCTCAATCATCCGGTCCCGCTTGCGTTCCACCTCGTGGGTGTAGACCACCAAATACACCGGGTCGTAGCTGTTCAGCAGAGCCAGCAGCCAGCTCATGTCCGGCTCTTTCTTCCCGTTGGGCTGTGCGTCCTGATAGGCCATCACAGCAAGGTCGAAGAACGCTTTCTTGTTGTCGGCAGCTAAATCCTTGTAAAGCTGGGTGATGGTCTTGATCACGTTCAGCTCATCAAATCCCGCGATGACGCACTTTCGCCGCGCCGCCTCAAACCGGCGGATTTCTTTTCGGTTTAGGAGTTTAGAGGCTTTGTCGGAGAGTTGGTACGGATTTTCGCTCATACCTTCTCTGCCTCCTCAATACGCCTCTTAGCAATCTCAAAGTATTTTTGGTCTAACTCCATGCCGATGAAGTTACGTTCCGTATTGACGCAGGCAACGCCAGTTGAACCGCTTCCCATGCAGTTGTCTAGGACAGTTTCTCCCTCATTGGTGTATGTGAGAATTAAATATTCCAACAGGGCAACAGGTTTTTGGGTAGGATGATACGCTTCAGTCTGCTTGTCCGACTTAAATCTTAAAATGCTAGTTGGGAAACGTTCTGTACTTCCTCCCCCAGATATTCCAACTTTTGTCGCTCCATAATTCGTCCCATCTGATGTGTGTTTTGTATAGGCATGTACTGGGGTATGCCCATTGCTTTTCTGTGGATTGTATGTTGGCTGTTTTTTATAAAAGATAAGAATATCCTCATGTAAACGCAAAGGCATCCTGTTTGCATTTAAGAATCCAGTTGGATGCGTTTTCTCCCAAATCAGATTGTACCGCCACATTTTTGGATTGCTTTTCATGAGGTCCGCTGTAAACATCCCTTGTCCGAATAAAACGATTGCACCACATTCTTTGATTATTCTGGAATACTCCTGCCAAAGGAGACACATATCTATTTCTCTATCCCATAGATTTCGAGTTGCACCATATGGAAGATCGCAAAGAATCATATCTACGCTGCCGTCCGGGATGTCCTTCATCAGCTCCAGGCAATCCCCCTGATAAAGCTTGATGCTCATTCGCCATCCTCCGTTTTGCTGCTATCATCCACTTTTTCGGTCACAATGGTTTCCGTGGGCTGCTGCCGTTCCAGTTGACGTTCAAGTTCCTCCTGCTGTTGCTCGTAATAGGATTTACTTATCCTGTAGTATTCTTCCGCGTTTGGCATTCCAGAGATAACCCACGGGATCTTCGGATGTATCTTGTCGTTGTTCAGGCCCTCGCAGAGAATCTGCATACGGCTCTGCATGTTGGAAAGATTGTTGCGGGTGTGCTCGATTTTAATGTCGGATACCGTTAAATCCAGGTCTGCCACGTCGCGGCAGATGGAAAGAGCAATCTTCAAGAACTGGCGCTCCGGCCGGTTGAAGGACTTCTCCGTGTCTTCTGCTCTGCTTTCGGCTGCCTGCCAGCCGTCCCGCATGATGGTTGCCGCTCCGGTATCGCTGGTGGAGCTTCCTCCATTTCGATTGGGCATCCCACAGATTTCCAATACGGAATCATATAAATTGTCCACCATCGATTGCGCTCCGCTCTGGTTGAGTTGGCTGTCCACACGGTACACCTTTGCCGGTTTGGTGGGATCGCTGGAAATTTTCAGGCCTAGATTTTCTTGCAAGGATTTAGCTTGCTCATCGGAAATATCACAGTTTTCAAAAATAAGGATAGATTGTACAAATTGTACAACGTCGTCCACTCGATTACTTTCCAGCGTATTGATTGCGTCGAGGAGAGGAAGTACAACTTCAAACGCTCCCAGTCGGGCGGCGTTATTTTCATACTCAATGATCGGAATATAGGGAATCGTCCTTGCCTGAATATTTTGGGGCTTGTTTTCCTTGATCTCGCAGTAGAATTCTTCCGTATATACGCAGCTCATCCACTCCCCGTCTTCATCCTTCTGCCGGATCACTCCCGCCAGCGGCCTATGTCCTAAACCACTGTGATAGATCACAAACGCCTCCCGCGGATCCAGGCTGTAAATAGCTAATGGAGATTCATCCTTCTGAGGATTTGCCCTTGGCAGAACCATTCTCAGCCCCACTCCGCAGATGTGCATCCAGTCCACAATCTCTTTATCCAAAGATATCTTGTCTTCCGCTGTCATAAAGCTGTTGAACCGCTTCACCTTTTCTGAAATTGCATCCTCCCCACTGTTGGAGATGTACTGGATGGGCTGGTCCAAAAAGTATGCTGTCTTAAAGGTGATAATCTCGTTTGCTCTATTGACAGTGACTTTGTTATTGATTTCAGGCCGGATTAGCTTTACCTTATACCGGATATCTTGTATACCGCAGTAGTAATTGTAAAGATAGTCTTCTTCCTTCTGGTTCTTTTTGTGAAGAGAAAGAGCTTTCCCCACAATCTGAGCCACATTACCAGAAGTCAGATATTTTTGATCTGTGAAAATTTTAGCCCTGCCGTACATCCCACTCCTATGGTGCTGGGAGAGCGCTATGTCGCGTTCGGTCAATTGCTAGTTCCTCCAGAAAACAAAAAGGGGCCAGCTATCGATTTCTCGATAACTGACCCTGTGGTCCTCTCTTCCAACGCCAGTGCGTTGGCGCTTACATTATTTTCTTCTTTTCAACCAAAAGGACGGTTGTCTCCCCGTTGTCACACTTTACAACAGCTTCTGTTCTCCCCTTATGGTTCAGCGCTTTTTCTATCGCCTGAATTTGCTCGGGTGTCAACTTAACTGCCATAGTCCCTCCTGGATCGAGTTGTATGTTTTGTTGGCGTCAACGATGGGACTCGAATCCGCACGTCAACAAGTGACACAAGCTTTTAAGTCTTGGGCGTCTGCCGATTCCGTCATGCCCACGAAATAATTTCTGGTCGCCCTCTACAAGAAGGAATTACTATCTGTTTTATTGTATCGTTTTATTAGCTGAAAGTCAAGGCATTTATTTTGGTTTTGTTCAAAATGGACGCCGAAAAACTTCCACCTTGTTTCCTACCAACGATCTGATTTCATTCTCCAATAAGCTCAAGCCATCCGGTGCGTCATCGTGGGGAACTTTCCCCATCCGTGTGTATGTCACCAATTCCCGCATCATCAATCCATACTGGCTCTGAGGCTTGTAAAGAGATTTGTCCTTGAAGTAAAAGTGCTTGATGATACCATCAGAGGCCATTTCAATTCTGGTCTGCTTATTGCTGATCGTCCGCTTTGACCGTATGCTCGTTTTACCGCCCAGCTTCTTGACCAATTCTTCCACATCACGGGCATAATAAGACCCCGCGTTGTTGCTCTCAAATGTTGCCACAGATACTTTGTGGTCAACCATTTTTTTGGCGCACTGAGGTTTTGTATGCTCTGGGGTACTGTTGTCAAATACAACATCCTCAATAAAAACGTCTTCGCCGTAAATGTAGGCAACCGGCAACATCACGCTATCTCCGCCTCCCTCCGCCGTATCACATACAGCAATTACAGCGTCAGGGTCGCGATCAACCGGAAGCTCAAAATATCGATTCAGTTCAGCATCAGGGAAAAGAAGCCCTTTCGCCTCAAACGGACTTTGCTGAAACTCAGATTCAAATTGTTCTGGTGACAGCATATCCCTCTGATCTCTAAAGTATTTTGTAGTGAATACTTTTCGACCGTCACGCTCATACTCAAAATTGCTCTCGTCTGTAACAGGGTCAAGCGCCGGAGTTTCTATAACCTTCATTCGCTTTCCCTGTTTCCTCATTTCTTCTTGCAGACGACCTGTCGGGTCGTATAGGGAATAACGGGTTCCGCTGATTACAATGGGGGTTCCCTCAATTGCACGCCCGATAATGTCACCAGAAATCACTTTCCATTTTTCATCAAGCCGGTTTCGGTTTTGCGCCTCAATGTAACCCTCTACGCAGTCATCAAGGTATAACAAATTAGTGGCCTCCGAAAGCCCGACTTGCCTTGAGTCGATTGACCGGCACATGATCGTTGGAAATCTCGATTTGCTTTCAAGGTTTATCGTTTTGATGTCTCTACCATGCTTCTGTATCAGTTTGCTTTCTGGGAATATATCATAAAACAAATACTCGTTTGGTAGTTGTAGATATTCAAGGCAACCTTCAAAGAACGATGTTACCAGGGCGTCCCCCGTTCCCTCCATAAGCGTTGCCCTGTCAGGCCTTTTCCCCGATAGCATATTTACAAAGTTAATTCCAAGCTGAGATTTCCCAGCTCGTTTCGGCATAGAAATTGAAAGGAAATCCAGCTTCCCGTCCAAAATCTCCTGATATGCATCCACATACTTTTTGAGGTAATTCCGTCTGGGAAGATAGAATCTTTTGTTGGCTGGTCTGTTCCACTCTATGTATCGGAGGAAGCAGTCGAAATCATACGGCGCGTCGAACAGCAGCGACCGCTTGTTCAGCTCCAACATCCGTGCGCTGCCCTGCTCTTTGGCGTACCTTGCGGAAAGGCGGCGTATCTCTTTGTTGCGCTGGTGGGCATCGGTGAAGTTCTCAGGCTCCAGCAGACGGATAATTTCAAAATAGTCGCCCAGCGCAGAAGGGTCGGAGAGGTCACGGACTTCAGCCTTTTCAACAAGTTTTCCAATGTCCATTAAGTCGTCTCCTGTTACAGATTCTCATTAAGAATCTTTATCGCTCGTTCTGCTAACTCTTTTGTCAGTCCATCTTTCATCGTGGTTTTTACGAAATGAACATTCCCGCCATCAACTTCTCTGCTATCGTCCAATATTACATAATTTTGTACGTCTTGGTTCATTCCAAGCCAGAGGTCTATTTCCTTTCCCCTATTCGACCACGCTAATTCGGGAGTGAAATCTTGTATCTCTATCCCGTATCTGCGCAGTTCGTTTTTCAGTTCTAGAAAATCACCGTTCCTATCCGGGTCGTCACGGTTGTACCTCCAGTCGCTCGAAAAAACAACTGCCGCCCCCGTTTCTTCTATTATCCTCTTAAGACGTTTGATTTTTCTACTGCCAACAAAGAGATAGCCCGTTTTTGTTTCCCGCTCTGTCTTGTCACAGTTCAAAACGCCATCCACATCAAGGAATATTACTTTCCTCGTTTGGTCGGAGAGGTCACGTTCAGCAGCTTTGTTGACCAGTGCGGTGATGTCCATTCAGTCCTCCAGCATCTTCTCAAATTGTTCCATCGGGCCAAGAAATTCTTGTGTATGTCCGCATATCTGGCAAGTCTCTGAGATATGCACATATCCATCGGTTCCAACTGTGCAGTTCTCCTTTTGTACGGTTTTTGTGAACTCATGCCCTCTCAGACACATACACTTCAACTCCAAATTGTCTCCCAAGTTGCACCCTCCAATCAATCCTCCAAAAGATTCTTCCCGCACTCCGGGCAATAATGAAGCGGGAATCCAAGTCCATCTTTCATGTAGTGGATGGTCCGGCTTCTGAGTTTCCCATCAATAATCACGTGGTCTAAGAATGCAGCGGAGTACGTATATGGAAATTCACTCCGCACAGCGGCCAGCACTGCTGCTTCAAACTGATCGCAAAATTTGCACATTCCTCAATCCTCCAACTTTTCGCCGCACATCGGGCAGTAGTGTATCCCCGTAAATCTTTCTAACTCAGATGAAAGCCAATCCACCTTTTCTCCGCACGATTGGCAAAAATTGTATTTCTGGTATCCCCAAGCGTCTTCTCCGTGTCCCCTTATTACATAATATCCAACTTTCCTTCCGCACTTTCCGCATATATATTCTCTGTCTCCAGATTTCATTGGTATCATTACAACTCCTCCTAATAATGTATCTTACGGGAAATCCCAGAAATTCTATTTTCCCCGTATGACTTATTTCAAGGATTTACCTCTCGTTCTCACGTTTCCACTTTCCGGCATTATCAATTACAATAGGCTCCTCTCCCGTAAGGTTCACACGACGGACCAGCATCACGTCGTATCCGGCGGCGTCTGCAAGTTTAACCAACGTGGATACTCTGGAATCGTTTCGCTCTATAGGCGAAGAAACTACGGTATACTTCAATCCCCCAACTCTTTCTCCCCACTCTTTAAGACTTATTTGTGAACGCTCTCCCATCGTTCTAAGCGCCATTGAAAGTGACATTCTTTCCATTCTACTTCACCTCGTTATTTTATAATTATTGTATCACAACATTGAGGTCAAGTCAATCGCCTTTTTTGTTTTTTTGAATGGAAAGAAAGCTTAACTCTACGCTTCCCAAGTATCACATCCCCCACGGGTGGGTATGCTATAAAAATCCGCATGATACAGGCATATTTACAATCACACAAATCATCTATTGCAAGGCGTGAACGCATCTAGTGTGCCCTTTCTGTGTCCCTGGGAAACGCCGCGAAAAGATCAAAAAAGCATTGACATTTACCTCAATTGAGGTTATAATATAATCACATTAAAGAACAATAAACAACGACAGGCCGCAGGACGGGAAAACCCCAGCCAGCTTGACAGAGCCGATCAGGACAGCCACAAAATAAAACCAAAAACTTTGCAAGTCCGTATTGACATACGTTTACGTATGTGCTATACTTAAACTATCCCAAAGAAAGGAGGCCGAAAGTATGGGAACCGAAGCGGAGCGGCAGGACACCAGAAAGGCAATGGCGTTCGACCTGTTCGACATCTTAGACGAAAAGCCGGAGCAAACAACCTACACCACGGACGAAATCAAAAAAATCATTCGGGTGTATCTCAAGACCGCAGACCAGAAATGACGGGAAGGGGCCGGGGAACTGGCCCTGCCTCCCAAAAGGAGGGAAGAGCCATAGAACCCACAACAAGGCGCAGAACACACACCAGCAACGAGGTAAAGGCTAGATACAACAAAAAGACGTATCAGCAATACGCCTTTAAACTCAGAAAGATCGAGGATGCCGCCACGATTGAGAAAATCGAAGCAGAGCGATCCAAAGGATACAGCGCCAGCGAAGCAATCAAGCGGCTAATCGAACAATAAAAAAACCGCCTCCGTGCCGCAAACACGTAATGAGGCGGTTCCCCCCAAGAAGCAACAACAACCCAGGAGGCAAGCTATATTATATAGCCGATCTGCCTCCACGTCAAGGAGGGAATCACAATGGAGAAAACTACATCCATTAAGTTTTTCTGGAATGGCATCAAGATCAACGGTGAAAAGACGCTGATTAAGTGTTTTTACAGTCTCGATAACCAGCGCGAGTGCGTCACAATCTACGCCCGCGACTACGGCGTTCACCTGCCCAGTGATATGTTCCCTGTTGAGAACGACACAGACAGCATGACAGATTATTTCGCGACTGACCATATTGTCGTGTTCCCCGACCATCCGCTCTATCTCTACGCCCGCGCCGCCGCGCTGAAAGCGGAGATCCGCAATCTGGAGCGGTACCCCGGAATAACCGGCGTTGACCGCAGCGCCCGCGCCGGAAAACTGAAGCAGTACCGCGCAGAGCTGGCCACACTGCCCACCACGCAGCCAACTGCCGCCGACGTAGCCGCGGTCCACGCCCTGAACCTTTCTATCAAGACCGCCCACATGGAGGCTGAGAAAGAGAAGAGACAGAAAGAGCAGGAGGCTATTCTGTCCGCTCAGAACGAGGGCCGCGCATATATTGAGAGCATCGCCGCCGCACACCCAATCCAAGAGGGCGCGCCGGTTGTTACTATCGAGTGGAGCGAGCACCCCGCCTTTTACTCCTGGGAGGATGGCGAGTTAAAGTTGTCCATCGCCGCCGCTGAGATCATCCTGAAACATTATGACGAGCTGCGGACCGAGCAGAACGCTGCCGAGGGGCACGGTGGATATGACAAGACCAGCTTTGTCATCGAGTACACCGACGAAAACGGCGAACCATCCACATATACAGGGCGCTATGACCTGGGGGACAATGACGGCGGATTGATTGCACATATCCGCGCATTTGCAGAGATCTGCCGGAACAAGAGGAGCCCATATCATAGTGAGGAGGACGCAAGCCAAATTTCCGCTTTGGCTGACTTTCTGGAGACCTACACCGCCGCCGGGCGTGTGGTGTCTGTATCCTTTGCCCCGTGGTTTGAGGAGGCCGTCAAGGCCCGTCAGGAAGCCGCAGAACGGGCAAAGCGGGAAGAGGTGGAAGACATTATGGCCGCTGTGGAAATGATGACCGACCAGCAGCTTGCCGCCGCCGTCCTGAGCATTCCAAACGACGACATGGAAAAACTGGACCTTGCGCGGTTTTTCCTCCAGACGCTTCATGCAAGGGACGCAAAAAGGGCAGTTGCAGTCTTCAAGGCGTGGCGTTCCGGTTCTGCTCTTTCCGTACTCGACGAAATTTGATTTTCTGCCCGCCCCGGAGGTAACGAGGGCAGAAAGGGAAACCCCTGTGAAGAAGAATAAAACATGGTTGGCCGTTACCATCACCCAAAACGGCAAGTATTACTCTTACGCTGTCTCCGTGCCAGGCTCTGATAATCTCTGCGCCGTTTTCCACCGTATTACTGGTTTAACCGCCGCCAATATCTGCGCCACCAAGAAAGACGCCGCCGATCTTGTCGCTTTTTGGAATAGCTGCTATAAGGCTGACGGCTCGTATATGTTCGGTGAATGGGAAATGGAGGAAACAGCATGAAAAAGACATGGACAACCCCATGCGGGGAGATTTACACAATGTATCGCGATATGCTTTTCCAGCCTCACCTTATGGTGGCAGGAGCCACCGGCAGCGGCAAAAGCGTTGTAATTAATGCCCTTATCCACACTCTATTGTTTCGGCTTCCGTTTGATGATCCCCAAGGCGCGCAGTTTATTTTGCTCGACCCAAAGCGGGTTGAGCTGTCCCAATACCGGTACTTACCGCACACAATTTGTTATGCCTCGGAGCCCGCAATCATGGTGCAAGCGCTTCGATACGCACTAGCCACCACAGAGTCCCGCTATAAAGCCATGCAGCAGAAAGGGATCCGTAAATACTCTGGGGGCAACATTTATATCATCATCGACGAGTTTGCCGACTTGATGACAACCAATCGAAAACAGGTACAGCCATTGATTCAACGTCTCGCCCAAATCGGCAGAGCCGCCAATATCCACATCATCCTTGCCACGCAGTGTCCACTTGCAACGGTGATCCCAACAGAGATCAAGGTCAACTTTGACGCCCGTGTCGCTCTTCGCACCCGTTCTGCGCAAGATAGCCGTAACATTATTGGCTCTAATGGCTGCGAACTTCTGCCCCGCTATGGGAAAGGATACTATATGACTCCAGAGGGTACAGACCTTTGGAACATCCCAATGATTCCAAAAGAGGAGCTTGCTTCCCATGTCAAGTGGTGGATGGATCAGCAGATGGATCAACATCCCCGCGGCCTCTTCTCTCGTCTGTTCAAGCGTTCCGCATAAGATAAGCCATCCTGCATTTGCAGGGTGGCTTTCTCTAATCCTTCTGAGCCCTCTTGCACAGGTTAAGTCCCAGTCTGTCCGACGGATAAGCCGGGGTGATTTTATACTCTGGTATTCCATATTTCAATGGCTTTCGCTTCAGTATCCTCTTCGCCAAGGAAAGCTCTGCACTCTATCTCTGCTCCGCAATCGATGCAGTAAACGCCCCAACGGTTATAATCGTGTATTCCATAGTGGGTTGTGGCGTCCCCTCCACAAAATGGACAAGGCTTTAATTTTTCCATCTCAGTCTCCTTATCTCCCCCGCCACAACGCCGTAGATCTTCGTTCTGCGTCTCTTCCATCGCCGCCAAACGGGCCGTTTATCCTCGTTTGTGGTTTTTATAATCAAATTAGCCAAACGTCACCACAAAGCGCAATATAGGCACGTATCAGCGCCCGTGAAGGGCATTTCAGATTCGCTTTCTAGTTTCAAATGTCTGGGGATGATATTTTTGATTCAATCCTCCTCAATAACCGTGCCTAATATCCGTTCCTCTAGGGCTTTAGGATCCGGCAGTTCTCCCAGTGGCGGCGCAGTAGTTGGGGCAATATCAATCACGTCACGATAACCAAAAATGTTTTTCCCGAGGAAGATTCCAGAACCGGGGTTAATCTTGCCGTTCTGCATGTAATCGACCCAAAGAGAGTGTAATATTGCATCAGCTTTTTTTATCACCTCGGAGTGTGTTGAGGCTCTATACTCCCCATGTCCCCAAGAATTAAGGGTATCAATATGGATACCAAGCCATCCACACATTTCAATCTTTTGAGGCTTCTTGTCGTTTTGCTCACAAAAGTCAAAGTATTCTTTGATTCTGTTCTCAACCTGAACAGGATCAGAAATATCGATAGGGGGCAAGTCCATAGCTACTCTTGCCATTCTCAAATATCTGCTGTTATCTCCAGGTTCGACATTCTCCTGGCCGAAGTTTTTCTGTGGGTTTGGTACCC